ACCTTTACGCTGAGCTATGGAAGGGCTAGCTGGAGCGATATCTGCTTTGACGATTCTCGCAATCGCGAATAATGAGCCATAAGACATACCAGTATCCTGATGTCTCTCAAGACTCTCAGCCAGAGATTCTACAAAAACTCTAGCGGCCTGCCTCCAGACAGCTTTTGAGCGACCATGAATACTAGCTAACGCCTGACGAATGTCAGGTGTCAGGTTTCTTTCGCGCCTTATTACTGTCTTGAAGCCAGCCATTTTATATACCTTTTGTTTGTTCTTCGTAATCTCTAATTTGGTAGTAAGCTATCATTTCAGCTTGGGCTACCGCACTATTGTCATCCCACTTATTTTCAATCATCGGTGGTAGTATTTGAAAAAGCTCACAAGTGCGCCAAATAGCATACTTATTTGTACGCCCCTGTGGTAGCTTTCTCTTCTTTACTGATCCACCTCCCCAGCTAAAAAAGCTTTCGTCGCCTCATCAATCTTATCCTGATTGAGGCCACAGGCAACCTGAACGATTTCGAAAAGCTTAGAAGCTTCAACGGCAGTCAATCCAGACTCTTCCAGTTCCTTAACATAATTCTCATATGTTGAGGGGTCTGACATATTGACTGTTTCCCACTCGAGATCTTCAGTTGCCTCCAGAGATTTAAGAATCATCCAATGAGTCTTACTCGTTGCCCAGTCTTCCATTGCTTTTTTATACTCAGGGTCTTCAATGTCCTGTGAAACAACACCACCTGGCTTCATTGTTCCCCTCGGTTTTGGTTCAGGACATATTTTGTCAAAGTCTTTATAGTTAGTTACCGGCTTTGCCCTAAAGACAAGATTGCCATCCCCCCTAGGGAATACAATAACTTCCTCTGACGGTTGATCTATACTTTTACCTTTTATTTTCATAACCTATAGTTCCTTACTTTTTGGTTATATGATGGTGTGGGGCTGAATAACAACCCCACACCGAATTGCTCAACGCGAGCTACTACTGAGCCTCTCTGACCACAGTAGCCTGAGTTACGTTACACTTACCGGATACACTGACTGTACCTGCACGCAGGTCATGGTCAAGTGACTCATAGCGGAAGTCAGGAAGCGTGATTGTTTCCTTGTCACCACAGTTAGTCGGTACCGGAGCATATATAACTTCAATGTCCAGAGCATACGGACGACAAGCATCACTGTCTGTCGAAACCCATGCAGAGGCATTACCGATGTTCTTGAGTGCTTCCTCAACAGTAGGTACTGATGTAGAAGTCAGAGAACCACGCAGATATTCCCATACAAAGTCGATTGTAACATCAATAGGAATCTGGTCGCCCTCACGCACTTCGTCAAGGAGTCCCCTGTCGAGTGTATACTCAATATTCTTGGCTTCTGTGTAGGTAAGATTACCTTCACCGATTGTCACCTCAATCTCTTCGCTACCGCCATCTTTGAACTTGATGGTGGCAAACTTGAGGTCAATCTGTGCAAACACAGGAACCCATACTTTACGCATTACGTTCATTATTTACTCCTTATACTTTTACGAATACTTCATAGTGTCCTTCGACACTTGCTTGCATTACTTCATCTTTAACATCCACTTGACCAAAGTGAAAAATATCTATTCTCTGTCTCTTGCCTGAGTCTTGCAACAAATCCCAACAAGCCCACTGAGTTTGGTCATCGGGAGGATTATCTGCCCCATATTTAAACAGACGTATCGTCGTAAATGCAGCAGCAACAATGCCAACATTTCTATCTATACGATGATAATCCTCATTATCCATAACTGATGTTACTAGTATATTGACTTCACCATATATCCTCCAGTAGTCCTTGCTCACTTCCGTGAACTGAGGGCCGTCCATCCGTAATTCAATGAAGTCCTTATCCTTACGGGTGTCTCTTGGTTGACCTTCTATATACATTTTGAGTCCTTGGCGTCTATCGTCAAAATGCTGACTAACAGAAGCTTTCACCCATCGTGGCCAATTCTGATTCATACTCATAATAAAACCTATACGCTATCTGCACCGACAATCTCACGACCTCTAAGAAGGTACGCATTATTGTGTTCGGCTAAATTGATTTCATAAATCTGGTACTGACGATTATCTACAATAACATAATATTCGGTCGTTATTTCCTTGACCGGATTTGGGTAACGATATTCCAGAGGCAAATCTTTAATGTCAACAATAAACCATCTATCGTTCGTGTCAAACTCTGCACCATATGTAAAGTTCTTATTAGCAGCGATAAAAGCAAGGTCATATACAAAGTCTGATATATTTCTACGTGGCAACCTAATGATTCTCGTAACTGGTGTATCTGTAAAAGTCAGATTCATCTTACCCGTCTTGATATCTATAGCCGAAGTGTCTGGTTCCCTGAGTGTTGCAGGAAGTCCAAACTGTCTTTTCAGCTTATAAATGATNAGACGAATCTGTCTCAGTGTATTACGTGAGCTCATCGTTACCTTTCTAATTAAAGGGTTGGGGAGTCCCTAAGGGACTCCCTTTCCCAAATGAACTAGGCATACATAACGACGCCCAGACGAGTGTCAAGAGTCTTGACACCGCAGAGCATATCGATTGTTACCAGATGTCCCTGACCCCTACCTTCGTATGTGATAACTACGCGGATCGAAAGACCGTTGAAGTTAGCAACATAGGCAAGAGCGCCTGTGCCTGCACGGGGTGCAGCCAGAGGACGAGTTACCAGAGCAACAGCGTTGCGGTGAAAACCGAAACAGTACTCACCTGCAGGGCCAACACCTACAACAGCGTTATCAGCGATTGCAGCATCAAGCGGCCTGTTAGTCAGAACAGCTGTGGTCGTCGGAGTGCTCAGGGCACTATAACGATCAGAGGCTGTGCCGAAGGAAACCATCTGGCCAGTCTTAGGAGCAACTGTGAAACCATCAATTACAACTTCCTTAGCATAACCAGCTGCATAACCCGTAGGAGCTACTGCCTGATTAACAGCACCAGCTGTATAAACTGTGATGACTGCATCATCAAGTACTGCACTCTTAAGGCCTGGAGTGATGGTTACCTGCGTTGGAGTACCGCCACCAACAGTAGCTGTAATCATCTGCGGAACCATATCACCTGCGACTGTACACCATGAGCNTAGCAGCGATTGCTGCACTGAAACCATCAACAGTAAGTACTGTTGAGCCAGCAGCATAGCCCGCTCCAAGGTTGACTGCACCCGTTACAACCGTGTTACCAGAAGCAACACTCGGTACGTTCTGAGCCATGAAGAAATCCCAACCGTGCTTACGGCCGAGGTTACCTTCACTCAGGGCTGAACCATCGTCACCGATTTCGTTAGACTTTGTGAACTCACCGATTTCAAGCAGGGAACCTTCTGCGTTCGGGGAAACAAGCATGTTCCTGCCCATCAGAGGTGCCTTGTTGGTGTTCATCTGCTCTTTAGCAGCGATTACTGTAGACTTCGTCGGGGCAGTACCAAGCTTACCAACTGAGTAAGCGTGGAACTCATGAACCTGACCAAGTACAACTTCGTCAACAGCCTGTGCCTCAGCAATCAGAGCCGGCTCAAGATAAAGAGCGACCAAGTCTTTGAAAGACTTAGACTCTTCACCGTCTTTGATCGTGAACGACACGTGCAGGTGCTGGTCTAGTTTCACAGGTACGTTTGTGCTTGAAGCATCCTGAACAGTTACATCGTCGTTGTCAGTCTTACGTTTTGCAACGAAAGTCCCAGGACGGTGTGCATTAACAACATCACCAAATGCAGCAATCTCATTCTCGAAATCACGATACACAAGGTTCGCTGCCACCATGTTGGCTTCCAGAATCATCAGTGACTCCTGCGCCCAGACCTCAGGGATGAGAGCGTCATTGTCATTGTCGAATACTGGGTACCAGCATTTAATCATTGAACTTTTATTCATTCTTCATTCTCCATTATAGAGATTGATTTTACAATCTCTAGATTTTACCTTCTTTACGTGCTTTACGGTAAGCTTCTGGACTTTGGGCAAGGGCTTTCTTATCAACATCTCCATCACCACCAGAGTTGTTTCCACCCAAGCCACCGACTCCTGTTCCTTTGAACAGATTACCGTACTTTTTCAGTTCTTTCATCCTCTTAACAGCTTCACTTGCAGTGAGGTTAAGAGTGACAGGCTTACCATCTTTATCTTTATCACCGAAATCAACCACAGGCTCAAAAGCTCCTGTAGGTTTGCCTTCAGAATCCAAAGACTCTTTAAGACCTGTTGTCGGGCGCAGTATAGCGACGACCTGCTCAGGAGCAAATGCTTCATGCTCGATTGCAGCATCAACGATGGTACGCTCAATAGTGGATTGCGTGTAACGCTGTTGCCACGTGTCACGTTCTCCAGAAACTTTTTCCATTTCCGTCTTATGCTGATTATTAAGTTTATCAGCTTCCTTCTTCGCAAGTTCTTCCTTGGTCAGAAGTTGATTTTGCATAGTTTCGAGACGCTCTTCCAAATCAGTGCGCTCGTTATCAGTCAATGTAGCCTTCGCCTTGAGGGCTTCCAGCTCATCTATAGCTGTCTGTGTCCGTGCTTCATGAGCCTTGCGGTCATCAGCAAGCATCCTGTTTACCTGTGCCTGTGAAAATCCTTGATCATCAGGTTT